ATCATGACGACGAGGAGAAAAAGATTCGACACTTGATGCGAAAATACGGATGGAGCCGCCAAGAAGCATTAGAGTATTACCATTATGAGGAACATGATCCTAAAGATTATGAAGACATGGAAGAAGGCGTACTAGATGAACTAAGTCCTCAGTTGATGAAACGAGCAGTAACAAAAGCAGACACTATGATGAACAAGAATTACTATGATGACAACCATAATGCCACATATGATTATGCAAATCAAGGAAGTAGAATACAACATGGGATAGATAAGAGAGCAGGCAAACCTACCGAATATAAAAAAGCTGATGCTTACATAAAAAGTGAACCAGGCGCTAATACAGCCAAAGGACATCGCATGCCTGTTGGGATGGAAGAAGGCGCATTCAAAGACAAAGATACCGACCGTAAAGAAAAAGCCTATGCCGCAAAGCAAACACTAAAGCACATCAAGAATCCCACAAAAGGCGAAAAAGATGCTGCAAAAGATATCAAACCAGGCAGCTACAAAGATCGTGCTGACTTGTTAAAAAGTGCAGAAGCAGATGGCAGACTAGACGAATCTGTATCCCAAATGTTGGCACTGAACAAGCGATTAAACGGATAAGTTTGTCAAGGTGCCAAATAGACCCTCCGGGGTCTATTTTTTTGATTAAATAAAGTATGGCAAAATCACTTGACGGCGTCTTAACCAAAAAAGCGCATACGAAAGAAAAGTTCACAGAAGAACAAGTCTCGCACTTGTTAAAGTGTGCTGACCCTAAATTTGGGTATCTACACTTTGCTAAAAACTTTTTTCACATTCAGCATCCGGTCAAAGGCAAAGTTAAATTTGAACCTTACGAATATCAGGAACGTTTGCTGGCCGCTTACCACGACTATAGATTTAATATTAATATGCTACCACGTCAAAGTGGAAAAACAACCTGTGCAAGTGCATACTTGCTATGGTATGCCATGTTTCACCCAGATCAAACAATTCTGGTTGCCGCACACAAGTACACTGGCTCACAGGAAATTATGCAACGTATTCGTTATGGATACGAACTTTGTGACGATAGTATTCGTTGCGGAGTGGTTAACTATAACAAAGGCAGTATAGAATTTGACAACGGATCTAGAATCGTATCAGCGACTACTACCGGCAACACTGGCCGTGGTATGTCAATATCCTTATTATATTGTGATGAGTTTGCGTTTGTGCAACCCAATATTGCAACTGAATTTTGGACCTCAATTTCACCAACACTAGCAACTGGTGGTAGAGCAATTATTACTTCAACACCCAATAGTGATGAAGACGAATTTGCTATTATCTGGAAAGATAGTCAAGATAATTTTGATGAGTTTGGGGACGAAAAATCAGACGGAACTGGACGCAATGGCTTTCACGGATTCCGTGCAGAATGGCACGAACATCCGGATCGGGATGACGAATGGAAACGTGTTGAGATGGGGCGTATTGGCGAAGAACGTTTCCGTCGTGAGTACGGATGCGAGTTCCTGGTTTTTGACGAAACACTTATTAATTCACTTAAACTGATCGAACTTAACGGTAGAGAGCCTGCATTTAAACAAGGTCAAGTTCGCTGGTGGAAAAAACCAGAAGAGGGTAATGTGTATCTTATTTCATTGGATCCTAGTTTAGGAACAGGCGGAGACTATGGCGCCATTGAAGTTTTTGAAATGCCTAGTATGACACAAATAGCAGAGTGGCAACATAATATTACACCTATCCAACAGCAAGTTAAAATATTAAGAGACATACTAGTGTACATATCTACTGAACTTGGTGGCGAGAGTTTCAATCAGATTTACTGGAGTGTGGAAAATAACACAGTAGGTGAATCTGCATTGGTAGTAATTGATAATCTTGGAGAAGAAACATTTCCAGGATTGTTTCTCAGCGAACCCATGCGCAAAGGCCATGTTAAAAAATTCCGCAAAGGATTTAATACTACATTTGGATCTAAAATATCAACGTGTGCAAAAGTTAAATACCTTATAGAAGAAGATAAGATGAAGCTGAATAGTCGTCCTTTAATCAGCGAATTAAAGACGTATATTGCGGCAGGAACCAGTTTTAAAGCCAAAGAAGGCCAGCATGACGACTTAGTAGCATCGTTATTGCTAATAGTTCGAATGAGTTTGTTGCTAGCTGAATGGGACCCTGCTGTATTTGAGCTAATGAGAATTGCTAGTGAAATAGACGGAGATGATTGGGAACCGCCCTTACCAATCTATATATCAACGGGGATGTGATAAATATAAGATGAATACGAATCTAGATAAAATTGCTTTAGACCTTTATGGCAAGATAGAAACCCGCTTTCCTAATGTTAAAATAGGGGATGAAAACGCCGGGGTGCTTAGTAAAAAAACTGATATACCTAAGGCACGATTTTTTGAATTTGAATACACCGATAACGGTAAAAGTTTAGGCACAGTAGCTATTACGTTGGATGAAGATGACGGCATTGTGGTACAGATCAGCGGTAACCTTGCTGACAGTAAACATCACGGCGCATTTAGGTTTATCCGAAGTTTTAGATCATTTGCCAAAGATCGACTACTTAAATTTGATGTACAAAATATAGGAAAAAGCGAATTAGATAAACGTGATTACGCATTTCAAGCAAAACCCAAGGAAGCGCCCATGGAACCGATAATGGAAAATAAAATGTATGGAACCGCTCGTATGAGCTACCAAGATTTAGGTGAAGCAAAGTTAATTGTTAAACACACACAACCAGTGAACCCCGAAATTGCTGCGGGTCGCACTATGCACATTGAAGGTATATGGGTAGAAAATGCAGACGGTGAACGTTTTAAGTATCCGGTTAAACATCTAAACGGTGCTCGCGCCCTAGCAGAACATTTGAAAGCCGGCGGCAATCCTTATGACAGTATTGGAAAACATATTACTAGTCTAAGCGAAGAACTTGCTCAACTACGTAAATTTAAAGGTTATGTTAATCGCAATTCTGCATTGTCCGAAGCAATGGACGACATTAATTTACAAGTCAATGACCGCATTGAAGTTGTTAAAAAAGAAGTACATAATTTACAACGTCCTGCATACTATACACAGTTTGCAGAATCATTTACTGAAAACAAATCACAAGACATTCCAGAAGAAATTTTAAATGACTGGATTGATCGTTTAACAATTCGCACATTTAACGAAGAATTAAAAACAGCGTTTCCTTATATCTATCGTCTAGTTGGTGAAAATATTGCTGTTAGAGAATTAACGCCTGACGATTTATTAGATGAAGAAACGCTACCTTGGGAAACAGATGACGAAGCAGCTGAACGCGAGTCAGGCAAAAAATCAAAAGAAAAATCTCCTTTTAAGAAACCAAACAACCCTAATCGCACCGGCAAAGACAGTGCCAAGGCCCTGGCACAAAAAGGTATTCCTAAAAAAGAAAGTGTTGATCCGGAAGATCAGTTTGAAGCCTTCATGAATAATATTGTTAAAGAAGACGATGCAAGTGAAGAAGGCGAAAATGAAATATTCAGCGCCGATGTAAGCAAGCAATCAATGGCTGTTAACAAATTAAAAAGTTTGATTGCCGGAGACTTGAAGCCAGGCGTGAACGGAGTTAATGCGGCGCTAAGTTTAAAAGGCATTATTGATAGTCCATTATTTGCCAGTGATTACCTAGACGGAATGTCAGACGACGACGATGTTGGAACAATGGTGAAAAAGTATTTCCAAGATTTATCTACTGGAAAAATTACTGACGACAGCATTCAAGGTGCTGATGTTGGCAACATTAAAAAAATTGCACAGGACATAGTAGCCAGCAAATCGTTAGATGCATCCGGAAGCGAAACTCCTGTAGGCGGCGAAGAAGCTCCTCCAGCTCCTCCAGAAGCTGCCGCACCGCCAGCACCGCCAGCTGATGCAGCAGCTGCTCCAGTTGCTCCACCAGAAGCGGGAGCTGTTCCTCCACCAGAAGCGGGAGCTGTTCCTCCTCCAGTTGCAGAAAGTATTGGAAAATCTCAACCCAATGCCAGGCTAATCCGAGCTATTCATACAGCTAAAAATCATGGCGCACAGTTAGACACAACATTGGATTTTGGTGACAAAGAAAAGACATTGCACGATTGTATTATTGAATGTGGTATGGATCCAAAAGATTTTGGATTTGACCAAAGCGATAACGAAAGCGGTACAGAACAAATGTTAAAAAGTATTTCAGGATTCTGGAATAAAGAAGCTAAGAACTTTACAATCGGTGGGACTCGTGCAAAGACTAAAGTTGTAAAAGATTTTAAGAATGGTGAGTTTGGCAATGCTAGCGAAGAAGATCTCCAGCAAGTACTACATATGATTGATAAAATGGATCCTAGCGGCGACACCAGTAGCGAATTAGGCCATATTCGTCACTTGGCCGGCATGCACAACCAAGTAGCAGATGAAGGCGGATTTGATATGCCCGACATGGGCGGCATGATGAAAGGTATGAATATGCCTGCAATGCCACAGATGCCTTCAATGCCACAGGGCGGGTCCAACTCATCGAGCTACACAGTTAACGGTAAGTCAGTTAGCAAAGCAGAGCACGATACATTTATGTCTCAGCATCCAGAGCTAGGTAAAGCGCAACAAATGTTAAAACAACGACAAGCTCCAAAAGTTTCTTGGGATCCAGCTGTTCGCCAACAACAAACTGGTGGCAACCGTAGAGGTGGTGACTTTGATTTTGAAGAGTCAACTGAACTAACAGCAATGTTAAAAATTGCCGGACTAAGATAATAAGGAAATATTATGAAAAAAATTACAGAATCAGAATTAAGAAATCGCTCAGCAAACCTTAGAGAATACATTGCCGCTATTGAAGAACAACAAGTGCAAGAAGGCGCTTGGGGAACAGCAATTGGCGCTGGCCTTGGTGGAATAGCAGGCTCGGCACTAGGCCCATTAGGAACCGCAGCAGGAGCGGCCGGCGGAGCTGCGCTTGGTAATCAAGTCGGCGACTGGGTTAGCAATGCTGCAGATAAAGTTGGACAAGTTGCTAGCGGTGCATACAACGGTGCTAAACAAGCATACAACGCACCTGCGCCTGGCACAATTGCAGCCACACCAGCTGGCACAACTAAACCTGCGGCAAAGCCAGCAGGCAAGCCTGATCCAGCTGTAATGAAAATTCAACAAGATCTAATTGCTAAAGGTGCTAAGATCAAAGCAGACGGCATAATGGGACCAGCTACCAAAGCTGCTCAAGCACAGTTTCCTGCGGCGGCACCTGCTGTAACCAATCCAACTGATGCAAGACTTGCAGCTGGAACACAAAAAGCAAACACAGCGGCACCTGCGGCAACACCTGCTGTAACAAATCCAACTGATGCAAGACTTGCAGCTGGAACACAAACAGCAAACACAGCAGCACCTGCGGCGGCACCTGCTGTAACCAATCCAACTGATGCAAGACTTGCAGCTGGAACACAAAAAGCAAACACAGCGGCACCTGCAACTACAGGTCTGCCAGCAAGTGTTCCTGGAAGTGTAGCAGCTATTACTAATCAAGTTGCTGCAGAACCAGCTCCAGCAGCTAATGCACCGCTAGCATCATTAGGCGGTTTATCTTTTGCAGATGCAAGTAAAAAAGCAAATGCGGCAGCAGCTCCAGCTGATACAACTACAGCAGGTGGAGCGGCAATGGCTAATAAACCAGCAGCTGCACCGTTGCAAAATCCGGCGGGCCGTCCTGCCAACTATGATAGCGAAGAAGGTCAAGCAGCCTTTGATCCAACATGGGGCGGCACCAAAGCGGCCCCAGATACACGTACTGGTTTACAAAAAGCATTACCAAATTTCTTAGGTGGTCAAAGTGCTCCAGTAGCCGCTAATCAAAATGCCACATGGGACAATGCCCAACAACGGGCTGTTAGTAACGCTGCACCTACAACAGCGGCGGCGGCACCCGCAGGAACAACAACGGCAACTCCAGCAGCAGTTGCAACTGGCACAGGCGGACAATGGAAGACTAGTGACGGAAAACCAGTACAATCAGGCGGAGGGCGACTCGGATTCGAACCACTTGGTGGTATTAGAGAATCATCTGGCTTTCAAAATGACGAATTGAACAGAATTATGACTTTGGTTCATCACAGATAATCGAGTAAACAACTCGTATTTCCAGCAAGATTTCTCTTGCAAACATAAATAAAAGTGCGTATAATAACATATATGCACTTTTTGTTTTATACATGATGTATAAAACATATAGGCAAAAACAGCAGAAATGCAAACACAAAGGCTAATACAGGAGAAACTATTATGGCAACTTTGGCAGAAATTAGAGCAAAACTCAAGGCATCGGAATCAAAAGGTTCAGACAATCAACGTTCCGGCGGAGATAAATCAATTTATCCGTTTTGGAATCTTAAAGAAGGTGGCGAATCCGTCATGCGATTCTTACCAGATGGTAACACCGACAACACTTTTTTCTGGGTAGAACGTGCAATGATTAAATTGCCTTTCTCTGGAATCAAAGGCGAATCAGAAAGCAAAAACATCACAGTACAAGTACCTTGTGTAGAAATGTACAATGATGGTTCAACATGTCCAATCTTGAGCGAAGTACGTGCTTGGTTTAAAGATCCAGCACTGGAAGACATGGGTCGTAAATATTGGAAGAAGCGTAGTTATATTTTCCAAGGCTTTGTTACTGAAGACGGTCTTGGCGAAAAAGGCGATGAAATTCCAGAAAATCCAATCCGTAGATTTATTATTGGTCCTCAGATCTTTACCAGTATCCGTGCGGCATTGGTTGATCCAGAGTTGGAAGACTTGCCAACTGACTTTGTACATGGCTTGGACTATCGTATGAAGAAAGGTTCAAAAGGCGGTTATGCTGACTACTCAACATCCAGTTGGGCACGTCGTGAGCGTCCACTAAGTGATGTTGAACAAGCGGCTATCAAACAGCATGGCTTGTATAACTTGTCAGACTTTTTGCCTAAGAAACCAGGCGAAGTTGAATTGAAAGTTATGAAAGAAATGTTTGAAGCAAGTGTTGACGGCGAACCATACGACATGGAACGTTGGGGACAGTATTTCAAACCAGCTGGCATGAGCCAGAACACCGGCGATCCTAATCGATCAACTCCTAAAGCAACAGTTGCACCAGTACCTGTTGCACATGACGACGATGCACCGTTTGATGCTGATCCAGCACCAGCAGCTAAGTCTGCTCCAGCACCAAAAGCTGAAGCAACCGCAGGCGGCGATTCACGTGCCCAAGACATCTTGGCAATGATCCGCAATCGTCAAAAAGCGTAAACGGCCTGGGCCTCTGCAACCTAGTTGTACGCCCTGGTTATCTTATTTAGGAGAATTAACTTATGGCCACAAAAGCCTTCGATTTATCGAAATTTAGAAAGACCTTGACCAAAAGTATTGACGGTCTTGGTGTAGGATTTAACGATCCTACAGATTGGGTTAGCACAGGCAACTTCACGCTCAACTACTTGATCAGCGGCGATTTCCACAAAGGAATCCCATTAGGAAAAGTCACTGTGTTTGCCGGTGAAAGTGGTGCAGGTAAAAGTTTTATCTGTTCAGGCAATCTAGTACGTAACGCACAAGCACAGGGCATTTATGTTATCCTGATTGATACAGAAAATGCATTGGATGAAAAATGGTTACACGCATTGGGTGTAGACACTAGCGAAGAAAAACTTCTTAAACTCAACATGGCAATGATTGATGATGTGGCCAAAACCATTCATGAATTCATGAAAGAGTACAAAGAAATGAGCGAGCGTCCTAAAGTCTTATTTGTCATAGACTCATTGGGTATGTTGCTTACCCCTACTGACATTAACCAGTTCCAAGCTGGTGACATGAAAGGAGACATGGGCCGTAAACCTAAAGCACTTACCAGTTTGGTTCGTAACTGTGTAAACATGTTTGGCAGTTACAATGTAGGTATGGTATGTACCAACCACACTTATGCAAGTCAGGACATGTTTGATCCAGACGACAAGATCTCAGGCGGACAAGGTTTTGTGTATGCATCCAGTATTGTTGTTGCTATGAAAAAACTCAAACTCAAAGAGGATGAGGATGGCAACAAAGTGTCAGATGTAATGGGTATTCGTGCATCATGCAAGATTATGAAAACACGTTATGCTAAACCTTTTGAAACTGTACAGATCAAAATTCCATATGAAACAGGCATGAATCCCTATTCAGGCATGGTAGACATGTGCGAGAAAGCTGGCTTACTGAAACAAGAAGGCAACAGACTCAAATGGGTTGATCCCGAAACAGGTGAGGAATTCAAATTCTACCGAAAAGAATGGAAAGATGATAAATTAGATATGATAATGAATAAATTTCATATCAAACCTTTAACAACAACTACCATTCCTGAGGAGACAGAAGAACATGTTGAATGAAACACAAGTGGGTGACATCTGGTTAAACTTTGTCGAGTATCTAGATAAAAAACAATTAGAGACTGTAGCAGAACGTTATATTGATTTACTTGCAGATTTTGGCGTAGGTGATCGAGTTTTGAAAGATGCTAAAGGTGTCGACGACTCATTAGACCAAGCTATTGATTATTATCTCAATGATGACGAAGACGAAGACGACACACAAGAACTGGACTTTTAATGTGGTATAATAAAATAGCCAAGGATATTTCTTATATTCCTGACGCTGTTGAATTCTATAATGCTGAATTAGACCAAGCAAGATTAGAATGCTGCATTGTTGGAAATATTGAAAAGGCTTCGGCAAATATGCCAGGCGTTGTTGAACAACGATTTAGCCAACTTCAAGAAATTGAGGCTATTTTAGAATACTTAAACATTGAACTTAGACGTTTGAAAAGTCAGCATTTTCGAAAATATTTAGAAAACTATCAACGTGCTCTAAGTAGTCGAGATTGCGAACGTTATGTGGAAGGAGAAGCAGATGTAGTTGACTTTGAAAAGATTATCAACGAGTTTGCTTTGCTCCGAAATAAATGGTTAGGTATTACTAAAGCTCTTGATCAAAAACAATGGCAATTAACTAACATTGTAAAATTACGTGTTGCAGGCATGGAAGATGCAAGCATATAACTAATTCTCTCAAAACAACAACTATAGGCCTTAAATAATACAAGGCCTATTTTTTTCTAAGAGGTTGCTTCTTAGAAAAAAGTAGTGTATAATTAATCATATGATACCTATTGATAATCTATTATTAAAAATTGTAAATTTTAATTCTCCTTGCATTGAAGAAGTTATCTCTTCACGAGATTGTAATGTATTACGTAGTTTGGCATCAAGCATAAACAGTCATTTGTTTGTTACTGAAAATCAAGGCCGTCTTGCAATTAAAATTCTTAAAGATAATTCTGCAAAATTAACAGAATTTACCGAAGAAATTGAGCAGGCGATCACTACTCCGTTGTGGAGTCGAACCTTTAGACAGATTGAACAAATAAAAAGATTATACCTGGAAAGAGATGCGGATGGTGATTTTTTTATCACTGTAGACTTTACGTTTAATACTGCAATTCGAAAAGCACTGCAATTAATTGATAAAGCATGCGAAAATTTAATTGTAATAGGTAATGGTAAGAAATATTCAGCAGAATATACTGAAAAGAATTTAGTATTGCTTGTTGATGCGTTATTGGAATACGATTTTGATATCGATGAACAACTTCAAGCACATTATGCCACTATAAAATCTTGGCCCAAAACAGATACATGCAATCAGTTTTTATTAACAAATATAGAGTATCCTAATTTTCACAAGGCAATTACCGCTGATCTTGGGATTGAAACTGAACTAGATCAAAATATTATTAATGATCGCAGTGTCAGATATCAGTATCTTCCGTCGGAGATTAAAAACCCAGGCGAGACATTAACTGAGTATATTGCAAATAGATCAAAGACAAAAATATGGGTTGACAAGAATCAACACTCATTATCCGATATTATTAGTAGTCTTATTGATTTAAAAAGACTACCACTTCTTATTATATTTGACACAGTAGTCAATAACAAATATAAAGAAAACTTACAAATTTTATCCGATGCATTACTAGCAAATGGTATTGTTAACGACGTGGGAATTTACTTCAGATTGCCAAATGATGACTCTGGTAAAGATTTTAATAAACTAATTGCAACTAACAAATACAATTACCCACTAGGTATTACCACACAAGTGGCCGGAGTTTCTAGTGGAAAACTTCCAAAATTCTTTTTAAAAAACGCATGGAAACCAATGAGTGTAATTACACTAGATAGTCATATGGGAATGCGTCATGGCAAGACAGCAATCTACGCAAATTGTTGCGATCTTATAATTGAATGGTCAAGCGAACCTGCAATTATAGATCAAAGGTTAATTATAAAATGACTGTAAAATTAGTAATCAAAGACGAAGTTAATATTAAGTTTGAAGGGTTATCTCTTGATGCCCGTAAAAAATTAACGGCAACTTTTAAATATTTAGACCCTACTGCAAGATACAGGCCAGCGTTCCAACTAGGCCGGTGGGATGGAAAAGTGTCAATGTTTGGTCTTGGCGGCAACGGGTATTTAAGCCAACTTGAAAGATGTTTGGGTATACTCGGTAACATGGACATCGACATAGGCGAGTTAGAAGATTTACGAACAACTAGTAAAATTCAGTTTGAACCTGTAACAGAATCGTACTGGGCAGACTTAGGAAAAGTTTGGCCAAAAGGACATCAACAAGAAGGCCAGCCTATTATGTTGCGTGATTATCAAGTTGAGGCAATTAACACCTTTTTGACTAATACGCAGGCATTACAAGAAATTGCCACAGGCGCTGGTAAAACAATTACTACAGCCACACTAAGTCACCTTGCTGAAAAATATGGTCGTACAATTACTATTGTGCCTAACAAAAGTCTTGTTGAGCAAACAGAAGAAGACTTTATCAATGTTGGACTAGACGTGGGTGTTTATTACGGGGATCGTAAAAATCTTGATAAGACACACACTATATGCACTTGGCAAAGTCTTAACATATTTGATAAAAAAAGTAAAAATCATGAATATGATATAATGAGTCTTGCAGAGTTCTTGGCCGATGTTAAGACAGTAATTGTTGATGAAGTACACATGGCAAAAGCAGATGTACTTAAAAATTTACTTACACAGAATCTATGTAATGCGCCAATTCGCTGGGGATTAACTGGAACAGTTCCTAAAGCAGAATACGAAGCAGAGCCAATATTTGCTAGTATTGGCCCAGTAGTAGGCGGCATCAAAGCTCACGAATTGCAAGAAAAAGGAGTACTATCTAACTGTCACGTAAATGTAGTTCAGATGATAGATTTACCAGAATTTAAAACATATCCAGAAGAATTAAAGTATCTTGTCACTAACGAAGACAGAATGCGATATATTAGCAAATTAATTAAAACAATAAGCAACTCAGGCAACACACTTGTTCTCGTAAATAGAATTGACTCAGGCAAATTTTTAGTAAATGAATTAGAAGATGCTGTCTTCATATCAGGCGCGGTTAAAACAACAGACAGGAAAGAAGAATATGATGAAATTAAAACCAGCAATAATAAAATTATTGTTGCAACCTTTGGCGTCGCGGCTGTTGGTATTAATATACCTCGTATCTTTAATTTGGTTCTGCTGGAGCCTGGCAAATCGTTTGTCAGAGTTATTCAGTCAATAGGCCGCGGTATAAGGAAAGCAGAAGACAAAGATTTTGTACAAATCTGGGACTTAACTAGCACCTGCAAGTGGGCTAAACGGCATCTTACTGAACGTAAGAAATTTTACAAGGAAGCCAAATATCCGTTTACATTAGATAAAACGGATTGGCAAAAATAAGGATTTATGCAAATACTAACATTAGACAATAAAACATTCTCATTAAACAATTTACCAGAAGAGGTCGATGAAAATACTAGATTTGCGGTACTAGATAATAGTAACCCGCAAGAGCCGGATTTTTTCTTTATGCCCCTGATATTTTTAGAAAGTTTTAATGCACCAGCAATAGTATTACAAATAGGAAATGACGAAGTAACAATGCCACTTGATTGGTGTATAGCTGTTGGGGATAGTTCCAGTAGCTGTGAAATAGAAATATTACCGCTAACCAGTTTGAATGATAGAGGATTTGAAGCATTGGTATTCAATCCACTAAGTAGTTTTAGATTAGAATTTAAACCAATTAAAATTATTAATTTCTATAACGATGTTAAATGGTATTTTCCAAAAATGAAAAACGGACAACTACTAGCAACTCCTACTCGCGGAGGAGACAAGCCTGATTGTACGTATTTTGTAAAAGAAATTAGCAGACAAAACGAAATAATCTTATTAGATAGATTACTATAATGGGAAATCTCAAACCTGGTGCAAAATATATCTATGAACGTAATGGCGACAAAGTATATGCCCGAGAGTTTGGAGAGAAAGAACGAACACTAATTGGTTATAATTTGAATGATCCCGGAGAAGCCAGTAGATTTGATAGTCGAACCCACGATGGCAGGCCATTACATGAACATATAATGGAAGATAAAATGTGGGGAGAGATTCGGCGAGAAGCACGTACCAATGTGACTTTACAAAAGGCATTGGATCGTGCTATAATGATATACAAATTAAGCAAAGATAAAATATGAGTGATAAAATTGAACTTAAAGAAAAAATTGCGTTTGTTGACATGAACGTTCGTGCCGCTTGGGACGAAATGACGGATGACCAACGCAAGAGTCTTAAGAACGAATATTTTATATTGAATAGATATATCAGTAGTGTGAAAGATAATAAGAGAGATGTACAAGAGCATTACGTACTAACGGTTAATAACTATTTTAATAAAAATTGGAACGAACTTCAAAAACATCCTAAATTATTATGGTTATTATTGTGCATGTGTAGTTGGAACGGTGAAAAAACATTCTTCCATGAATGGATTGGTCACAAAAAGAAATCCGGAACAGGCGGAAAAAAGTTGAAGTTTTTAGAAGAAATCTATCCTAATCGCAAACAAGATGAATTAGAATTATTGGCTAATCTGTCCACAGATAAAGAAATAAAAGACCTTGCTCGAACACACGGTGTGGATGAAGCCACTATTGCAAAAAAATTAAAATGATGATTAGTATAGTTGATAATGCGGTGCCTAAAAGTTTACAAAAATATCTACAAGATATCTTTCTAACGCATAATGGAATACCATGGTTTTATATTGACGATATTGCTGGAATAAATGCAGAAGTACAAACTGAAGGCTGGGCACATGTTTTTAAAGATAGCAATACCCACAGCCCTATGACTGATATAATGATGGCAATATTGTTTATAGCAACTGAACAAGCAAATGTTCCAGTACATAGTGTTGAACGAATACGTGCAGGATTGTTTACAATAAAAGAATCACAACGAATACATAATC